ATGCGCGCTGCCCTTGTCGCCTTCGCCCTTGTCGGTTCCGTCACGGTTGCTAGGGCGACCGAGCCGACGGTGAAGCAACTGCTGGCGGCCGAAGCGCAGGCTACGCGGACCTGTCAGGGCAGCGCAGACCCGAGCAGAGCAGCCGAGGAATGCTCGCGCCGAGATAGGCTGTTCGGGCGCTTGTCTCAGCTTGGATGGTGCTTCGGCATGAAGGGACAGACGCAGGGGCAAAAAGAGTGGCACCCCTGCGGCCCGAATTCGGTTCGCTCTAACGATCTGCAACCCGACTAGCGCGCCGCCGCCTGGACGTTGCGCAACATGAGATCATTGCTCCGGTTCGCGGCACGCTCGAAGTGCTCGGCCGCTTTTTGCGGGTCCGTCACACCGTTGATCGTTACGCTGGTCGGTGAGTTCACGTTCATGCTCGACTGATTGTTCGTGGTCGAAGTTGCGCCGAGAGGCGCTGAGCGCAGGTAGCTGTTCACGTCGAGGCCGACGCCGGCCATGCTCGGCAGTTTGGGCGTTTCGGCGGATGGGAGCCTCGCCCCGCCACCGTTGCGATACGAATTGAGCAATCGGCGCGCGTGCGCCTCCCGCTGAGCCTGCAAGCCGCCGGCATACCCCTCGAAGTCCTTGCCAGTTCTGTTGCCTTCGCCCAGGTCTGTGACTGTGTGCCAGTTGCGCTCCCGCCTACCGCGGGTCTTGCGCTCTTGGTCGAAGAAATCAACCTGTGTGTCGAAGTCCGTCCAAAGCTTGCCTCTTGCATCGGCGAACTTCTTTAGCTCGCGGTAACGTCCGTCGCGCCACTGGAACATTCCATGCGCAGCGGCATCGCCAGTTCCGAACCTCTTTGTGTCGCCGAGCGGCCCGTCAGACCGCACGCTGCTTTCCTCAACAGCTTGCCCGATTGCAGTGGCGGCTCCTTCCGGCGTCCACCCTCGCGCGATAAGGCGGGCCATCGCACGCTGCTCTCTCGCACTCTGCGATGACGGGACGGCACCCTGTGATCTGATCCTTGGGCCGTCATCTGAGACGCCTCCGATCCCGAGGGTGCGCTTCACGGCATTCCAGCCGCGTCGCATCAGGCCCGGTTTCGATCCGCCGTTGTCGTTAGCTCCCCCTCCGCCTTCGACTTCTGCGGCCTGCGCCGAACCGCCGAACAGCTTGCCGGCCAAGCCGCCACCGAACATGAAGTCCATATACTTGCCCACCGGCCCCGCCATCATCGCGGCGTTGAGCTTAAACAGCAGGTCGAGCAGAACCTTCACCACGTCCACGATCTTTTCGATGTAGCCGTAGGTCTTGAGCCAGAAGTCTCCAAATAGCTTGCCTTTGTCGGTCGTCCAATCCGCGATCACGACGAGCTTATCGCCGACCCATTCTAGGGCTTTCGCCAAGCTCTGCATGATCCCGGTGAGCGTTTCCGAGTGAGCGTCAATCCAGTCTCGGAAGCCTTTCACCACTCGCTCAATAGCAGGAGCGAAGGTCTGCGTGATCTTCTGGCCAACAACTTCGATGACGGCGCTGAACGAACCGTAAGCCTGTGAGATCTTGGCTGCATTCGATGCGACTTCATTGCCGTTGACCCCGAGGGACCGCTGAAGCGCCTTGTACTCCTTCGCGAACTTCTCCCGCTCGGGTCGCGTCCTATTCCAGTGCTCGTAGTCTTCTTCTGAGATGCCAAGGATGCCAGCCACTTGGGAGCCGGAGAAGTGCGGGTGCCGCTTGGTGATGGCGTCGATGCCGTTGCTGAGAACGTCGCTGGCGTCCCCCTTGGTATCGACGCCGTAGTTCTTCAGCATGGCATCGACGCCGGGGTTCGTGCGGCGAGCCTTGGCGAAGCTCTCCAGCATTCCCATCGCGCGAGCGGCCGAACTGCCTGTCTGCTCAAAGGCGTGGCCGAGCGCCTTGATGTTGTTGACGGATGCACCGGTTCGGCCGGCGACGTAGTAGAGCCGATCGAACTCGCCGAGTGACTTTTGCAGGTGTACGGCGAGAGCGGTCACTGCACCGGTCGCGACTGCGGCGAACGCCAGGAGGCCAGTAGACGCGAGCCTCGCCGTCGCTGCCATGCCTTCCGCCCGCCGCGCCAGTTCGGCGGCGCGCCGTGCGCCAGCTTCGTGCGCATCGCGCTCGGCCTTCTCAAGGCCCGCAACGGCACGCTCAGTTTTTCCAATTGCCTCTTGTTGCCGCTTGGCTCCGGCTTCATCGACCTTGAAGCCAAGCGAAACAATAAATGCCCTGAGAACGTCGTTTGACATGCCTAATATTCCTTCGGTCCGACAATGTACGTGATGGCTTCCCGAAGTTTTCCCGTGTCCACGAGCGGGGTCATCGGTCCAGGCGAGCGCCTGTTTTTCTTTCGATGCAGTCGAGCGTAGACGGTGCGCTGGGCGAGCGGCGGGGCGATCCCGTCCGTAATGACGCCGCGGACGCTGCTCTGTGCGAGGATACCGACACGCTGTAGGGCTTTCGCCCCCTCGGCCTTGCCTGCCGTCCGGTTGCCGCTTGAAACCGTAGCCTCGACCGCGCGGGCGGCCCCCTTCGCTAGCTCGTCGGTGATCTTGTCTTGAATGCGCTCGATGCCGGGAAACAGGAACGGGCGAGCCGGGATGTTGGCCTCCGGGGCGCCGTACTCGTGGATGTATCCGAGCGCTGCGTTCGTGAGCCCGCTATCGCCATGTGCGCCGGCCTCGGCCGGAATGCCGACCACGACTTCCATCGAGGCGAGGTCGCGCAAAGCGCGATCAAGCTCCTTCGTCAGGTCTTTCCCGCGCTCGACCGGCATCAGGCGGCCCCTCTCGGCGGATCAGAGGGAGGCGGCACCAGGGTCGCGGGATAGGACGACGCGTAGTTCAGGGTCTGCGCCATCGCGTGGCAGTAGGCGTCGAGGCAGTCCATCAACTCGGCCTCGTGCTCAGGCTCGGCCGTCATCGACAGCACGCATCGATCCGGCACGCCTGCGGCCCTCAGGACCACTCTGAAGGGGCCTGAGCGTTCTTCACCGGGGCAAGTCGCGACGACGATGCGGACGGCCGCCACGGTCCACATGTGCGCGATCTCGACATAGGCGCGCGGCACGTCGGGCGCCGTCTCCAGGGCTATCGGACGGAGGCGGAGCGGGACCACTTCACCCATCTCAGCCTCCTGCCGCGGGAGCGTCGGTATTGAAGTCGTCACTGATGCCGATGGAGCGGAGTTCGCGAGAGTCCGAGTTCAGACCGACGCCTACGCCGATCGTGAAATACTGATTACCACGCGTATCCCCACTATGCTCGGCTTTCAGAACCTTATAGAGGCCGTCAGCTTGGACGCCCATAAGGTTGCCGGACTGAAGTAGGGCGTTGTTGCCCTGGCCGGCCACCGATGGATCGAATGCCGCGCGAACAACGCTGCTCTCGTCAATTTTGACCTTGCAGCCGGGGACGATGAGCGGATTGAGCAGGCATTGGAAGTTGACCCCGCCGATTGTCTGCTCAGGCATTCCTATGAGGCCGGAGGAGCTATTCAGGACGATCGTGCTGCCGGGAAGCGTGTTGGCAGCCTTTAGGACGTGGAAGCGGCCGTTCACGTTGAACCACTGCGCCTCGCGCGCCTGGCAGACATCGCGGAGCATCTGATGGGCCATGCCGCACGCGAGGAAGCCGCGCGGAAACTTCGGGCCGTCGAGCTTGTCGATATGCCCTGCCGTGACACCGAATGGTTTGAAGGCACTGAGAGCCATCTGCACGCGGTCATCGTGCGTGTGCCCGGCGGCAAGGGTCTTGTTCAGCGTCGCGAAGTTGCGTGCATTCCCCGAACTGGTCGCAACGATATGCGTCACCACGTCGGTGATGTCCTCACGAAAGTTTCGAGCCTGCCGGATCTCACCGCTGAAGATGATTGATGTACCACCATCGCGGTAGCCGGCCGAAAGCGTGAACTTCAGATTTTCCTTCGCAAGCTTCGCATAGCTGTCCTTCGACAGGTTCGAAACGTAGATGTTTGCGTGGGCCGGTGTGGACGATACGAACTGATGCGTGTCGAACCGGACGCGGGGGCCGTTGTCGCCGTCGCTGGTAAAGCTGAAGCCGCCGTCGATCGAAACGGAGACCTGCCGAAGGTATTGCTGCCCCATCGCTCCATCACCTCGATACGAGGGCAGTGAGGGTGTAGGCCGCGCGCTGCACCGGCTCAGGAATGGCTCGGACCTGAGATGCGAGCAGCGCGACGAGCAGCACCATGGCGCCGCCAGCCATGCCTTGGAACACGCTGCCGAAAAGGCCGCCGCTCGGGCTCACCTTGCCTTTGACGTTCAGGTCGCCCTTGAGCGCGAACCCCTTGGACGACTCCATGGCGATCGCCATGCCCGACTTCATGCTGATGCCGGTGTCCTTGTCGAAGGCGAGGGTGTGCTTCCCGTCGTCCACCGAGACCGTGACCCCCTTCTGAGGGTGCAGGGACACGACGTGCTTCCCGTCATCCGATCGCATCTCGTGTGCGTCGGGATTGAACTTCGGGAGCTTGCGCGGCGTGGAGCGGATGCCGGGGATGTAGACGGCATCCGAGAGGTCGGCCACGCGAGCATCGATCTGGGCCTGCGTGCCGCCCTGCTGGTGCCAGGCATCCATCGAGCGGGCCATGAACAGGGCGATGCCCTCGTCGTCCTGCTTGACCGGGTGCGTCGAGGTCACGCCACCGCCGCCCGAGAACTGGATCGGCGCATCGGTGATCGGCGGGTAATCCACCTGCTGCAACGACCCGTCTTCCTTTCGGAAAACTGCCTTCACCGTTGGCTGGATCGAGACGGTGTGCCCGTCCGCATCCTTAATCACCCGAACCGGCATCGCCGTCATGACGCTGGACCTGACCTGATCCGCGAAGCTCTCGAAGACTTCGAGCGGGTCGTCGTATCGCGTGCGCGGGTCCATGGGCCGACCTCAACCTTCCACGTGCCGGCGGGCGCCGGCATGCGACTGGCGTCGAGCGCTTAGGGCTGAGCGAAGCAGATCACGTGCAAAATGCGAAACGGTTTCGCCTTCGGCGGCGGCCGCGGACGTGATCTCTACCCGAAGCGATCGGTCTAAACGGATGTACAGATGCGATGAATAACGCGACGGCATAATCAGCACTCCCCAGATGGATCATAGGGGAAGTGCTGATATTGTCTTGCGCTAATACGGAATGCCAATCTATGAAGGGAAATGCATTTCTATGGCGCTTTATGTTAGGTAGGTGCCATTGATGTCTGATTGGAGTGGGCCGGGCATGTCTCAGGCGCATGTTTGCTTGTTCAGGCCCGTCTCAAGGCTTCAATGATTTGGCCTCTTCCTGGGCTCTGGCCGCCGCACCTTTGAGCGCGCGTTTCGCCAAATGGACGAATGTGTCCTCAACGATCTGTTTTTTTAAATCGTTGCTGAACCACGGTTCGTCGCTATCGACCTGAGTATCTGCCGCTTGGATAGACCGTCGTAGATAACCTGCCAATTCGATCATAGTAATTGTATGGTCGGCACCCCCGAAAAGTAGCCGCATGTTGCGTGTAAATCCATCGTCAACAGCATCGTGTATATCGTTGTAATTGAACGATTGTCCGATCCTGAATTCTATCTCTTCGCTAAGCGATCTACTGTTCTTCGAGGCCGATGCTTCAAGCTGGTCTCGGATTGATCCACGCGCTCGGAACTTGAAATTGTCTGACTTCCGCTCCGCAGCAGGTTTGGGCGGACGCCCGCGTCGCTTGGGCTCTGGGGTGCTCTCGGTGCTCATCGCTGTCGCTCCTGTTGCATTCGCATACATGGGAACGATTTCGGGCGCAATAAGGGTTGCGCGGGGCCGCGTTGCGCGCTACGTCGTTATTAACCCCATATCTGGGCGCATTAAAGAGGACGCCATGAGCGATGACATCCTTGAGGTCCTTACGAAGCCTGCGGTGAGCGTGGTTCTGGCTGGTCGAGTCCTCGGAGTAGGGCGACGGGCTGCGTATCAGGCAGCGAAAGACGGCTCCCTCCCAGCCTTTCGCGTCGGCACGCAGTACCGCGTGCCGACCGCAAAGCTTCGCGAAATGCTTGGTCTGCCGGCGCCGATCGCCGCCTGAGCCCCGCCATGCCGGCGGGCGCGTCCCGCTGGACCACCGCGCCGAACCATCCGGCCGGCGCATCAACAGCGAGAAGTCAGAACACCATGCCCAGAAACGAGGAAAGCCGCGGCGCTGGCAGGCGCGCACGGCTTCCGGGTTTTGTCGCTTCGCAGGCTGACGCCCCGGAAATAGCATCCGACGCCCACGAAATCCAGACCGCGCGGCTCCGGGCGCGCTACGATTTTAGCCCTTCCCTCGCCTCGGCGGTCGCGGCGCTGGCCTACCCACAGGTCGATAGCTGGCGGGGGCGTCTATGAGCCGCCGGCCTGTCTCCTATTCCTACAAACCCGCGCCGCCCAACCTGTTGCCGGTGTTCGAGGCCGTCGCAGAGGCCGCCGCACAGGCGGAAGTCTACGCCCGTGCCGCAGCGGACTTCGCGGCGATCGGCGACGCCCGCGGGCTTGGCTACAGCCTTCGGAGCGCTGCCGCCTGCCTGATGACGGCCAGCGGACTCGCCGACGAGCTTCGGCCCAGCCGACAGGCCGGAGAGCGCGCAGCATGAAGGCGCATCTCTCTCGCCAACAGCGCCGTGCACTCGACAGAGCCGCGGCCGGCGTCGATCACATCACCGCCGAAGACCGGCGGTGGTTCGAGGCCCGGCCTGATCGCCGGCACCGCATCCGGCGCATGACCTTGGCCGAGATCGTTTCGACCAAGGCGATGATGGGCCTCAATCCCGTGCCCGCGGGCGGCGCTCGGTTCACGTTAGTCAGGAAGATCACGCCCAACCTGCGCCTCCGCCTCTTTATTTTTGGGCCGAAGGGCAAGACGGGCGACGAGACCAGCGAGGAAACCGCCGCTGCTCTTTGGGAGCATCATCGCGACCGAAGCCCCGACGCCCAGCAGCGCGAGGATGCCATCGCCACGGTTGCGGCCGACCAAGACGGGTTGGCCTTCCGGCAGACGGAGGGCACCGGTTGAGCGGCGGCGCCCCCCCACCCTCTGGCGTCGCGGGCCTCACCCCGACCCAAGTCCGCGCGCAACTCGCGCGGATGGGGTGGACGGGTGCGCTGCCTATCCATGCTTATAACGGCGCGCACACGTCGCCGGGCAAAGCACCGGGGATCAAGGCGTGGCAGGAGCGGGCTCGGTTCGAGGGGCCGGCGACGACAGCGGCCGACTTAGAGGACTGGCGTCGGAAGGAATTCCAGTGGCCCGGCACCGGGATCGCTTGCGGCGACGTGGTGACGATCGACGCCGACTTTGCCACCGACCCCATGCTTGCCGAGCGTGTCACGGCGCTGGCGATCGAGGTATTCGGCGAGACGCCGTTCCTGCGACAGGGGCAGGCGCCGAAGGTCGCGCTTGTCTACCGGGCCGCCGAGGCGATCCCGAGCGTCAGCCTGAAGACCGCGGACGGGTGCGGCGACGGCCTTGATATCCTCGCCGAGGGGCGACAGTTCGTTGCTCACGGCATCCACGCTAAGACGCACCAGCCTTACGCCTGGATCGGCGCTGAGAGCCCCCTGACCGCTGGGCCAGACGCGGCCCCCGAGGTCACGCAGGCGCAGATCAACGACTTCCTCGCCCGCCTCCGCAGCATCGTGGAGTTGAACGGCACGGGCGGACGGGCTGGACGCACGGGTGGCGGCGGTAGCGCGCAGATCGTCCGCAATGCCGATGGGTTGGTGGTCGATGGGCGCGAATTTCACCTGACCCGGATCGTCTACGCCACGGCCCTCTCGATGAAGAACGAGGGCGAGGACATCACGGTCGCGAGCCTGACTGCACGGGCTTGGACCACGTTCTGTGCCTCGACGGTGGTCGATGACAGCCGGTGGTCGCCCGAGGCAGCGCGGGTGAAGGCCGTCGCCCTCTTGGACCGAGTGCGCCGTGGGTTCGTCACCCTTGATCCGACGCCGAGCGAGGCCGGCGAGACCGTCGCACCCACGTACCCCGACCGCCGTGTGTCAGTCGCTGAGGCCGAGGTCGAGACGCGGGCCGTCGTCACAGCCTTCTTCACCGAGCACGTGCCGGCGTGGCGTATCGAGCGAGGCGCCTGGGAAGCCGAGGCTGAGGAGGCGAAGGAACGCGGTCAGGACGCACTGGAGAAGCCGACCCCCGTGTCGTGGGGTGCCCGTGTCGAGACTGCGATCGGGAAGACGGCGCTCGCCATCGCAGGCGCCGCCGAAGCCGCCAAGGCTGGCATCCACACGGTCTACGCCGCCCCGATGCACTCACTTCTCGCCGAACTCGCCGAACGGTTCGCGGCCGAGGGTGTCACGGCGCGGGTCTACCGCGGGTACACGACCCCGGACCCGGACGCACCCGGCCTGGCGATGTGTCTCGACATTCCGGCGATGCAGGACGCGCGCGAGGCGGGGACCGCCATCCCGAGCGCGGTGTGCGAACGCAAGATCGACGGACAGAAGCACCTCTGCGCCTTCTTCGATCGGTGCGGGATGCAGCAGCAGCGCCAGGCCAAGGCCGCCGTCTGGCTCGTGCCGCAGGCCCTGCTGTTCCAGGCCAAGCCTGCGTTCATCCCGACACCGGACGCGCTCGTGATCGATGAGGGGATCACGATGGGCGCGCTGCCAGACGCACCGGTCCGCATGTCGCTGGATGCGATCGAGCACGCCGACCTCGAACTCACGGACGAGGTGGTCGTGTTCAGCAACACGGCCAACGACCTCGAAACCTCCCGCGGCGATCTCCTCAGGGCGCTGCGTGCGCACCACGAGGATGGCCCGCTGCACCGGGAAATCCTGCTGCGCCACGGCGTCACTGCCGCAACCGCAGGCGCCGCCTACAGCCTGGAATGGCGTCGGATGAGGGACCCCGGCATCACGCCCGGCATGCCCCCTCAGGCGCGGAAGGCATGCGCAGTCACGACCGGGCGGCACAACGCCGAGGTGAAGATGCTCGCCGGCATCTGGGGCGAGTTGCGCACCTTCCTTACTGGCGACGCCGAGACATCCGGACGCCTAAGCCTCCGCTACGACGAGGCCGACGAGGTCCGCATCTTGGAACGCCGTTCGCTGAACAGCGTGCGCTCCACCTGGGCCGCGCCCGCGCTGCTGATCGACGCGACGCTTCCCGATGCCTCTCTGCTCGAACCGGTCGTCGGGCATCGCGTGGAGATCCAGGCCGACATCACCGCCAGATGGAGCCCTCACGTGCAGGTGCGTCAGATCCTCAACGCGCCCGTCACGGCGCGCAAGCTCGGCATCCTTGAAACCGACGAGCCGGACACCAGCCGCCGGGTCGTGACCGACCTCCTCCGCCTGATCCGGCTCCGCGCCGCGGTGGTCTGGCCCCGCATCGTCGTGGTGATCGCCCCGATGCGCTTGATTGAGAAGCTGACCGATGCAGGGTTGCCCGAGAACGTAGAGACCGCCCACTTCGGAGCGGTCGCCGGGATCGATCGCTGGGCCAGCGCCGCTGGCCTCATCTGCATCGGCCGGTTGCAGCCCGGCCCCGGCATCACCGAGCCGCTGGCCGGCATCGTCACCGGCACGGTTCCCGAGACCATTCCGCCGAGCACGAAGGGCGGTCGCTGGTATCCGCGGGTTCGGGGAGGCGTGCGCCTCGCATCTGGCGACGGCGCGGCGGTCGAGCATGGACGGCACCCGGATCCGACCGTGGAAGCCTTACGCTGGCAGATCACGGAAGGCGGATTGATCCAGGCTATCGGCCGACTGCGCGCCCTACGACGCACAAGCAAGGTGCCGGGCTTCCTCGACATCATCAACGACATGCCGCTGCCGGTCAGCGTCGATGCGGCCGTGCCGTGGGAGATCGCGAAGGTGGGTGCATGGGCCGAGATGGCGCCAGAGGGCGTCCTTCTCACCAGCGCCAAGGACATCCAAGCGTGCTTCCCCGATCTCGCGGCAACGCACGATCGGGCGCGAGAAATGACCCTTCCGACGCTTGGGGTAACATCTATAAGGAAGATATATATAGACGTTACCCCAAGCGTCAGACAGGTCTCCTACAAGCGCCTGGGCCGCTTCGCGCCCGCCCGCGCTGTCCTACTTCCGAACGCACCTGCCGATCTGAAATCGTGGCTCTCCGACCGCCTCGGCGCGATCGAGTGGGTCAGGTTCGAGGTCGAGGAGCCGGCGCCTTCTCAGGAAGCCCAAGCGCCAGCCTCGCCGCAGCGCGCCGTGCCCCGCGCCGCCGACTACGACCCCGCCCTCGTCGCTCGCTACCGCCTCGTCGTCAGCCGCGAGCCCGACGCTGCTCGCCCGGCCGCGGTCCGCGCCGAGGTGATCCGCTTCGACCCAGCGGCTCCCATTGCCTTCCCAACCCTGATCGCTGGCCGTCTGGACCTGATGCGGGCTGCCAAATTTGCCGGCGGGCGCATCATCAGATTGGAGGCCGCCGAGTGATCCCCGTCGCCAGCCAGTTCGGTCCATGGATGCCCGACCTCGAAGCTGCTGAATTCCGCGCTCGGCTTCGGTGCCTCCGCGCCATCGTTCGCCTATCGACCGGCCCACGGGGCGAGTCGCTGGCCGATCTCCTCCGACGTGCCGAGTGCGATCCCGACGCCCTGGAGCCGGCACTGGCTGCATTGGACGGCCTCGCCGCCATCGATCGCCGGCACGTCCTGGCGAGCTACGCCGCTCTTCATCGTCCGAACTGAGGAACCCCCGATGCCGCCGCCTGCCCGCCCCTCTGCCAAGCCATCAGACCTCGATCAGATCGTCGCCGAGACCGCGGCGCGCGTCGCCGACAGCACGATCGTGGCCTTGCAAAGCATGTTCTCGGAGTCGTTCGTCCGGGGCGTGATCGAGCGGGAGGCCAAGATCGCGGTTCAGGCCGCTTTTCTCGCCGAGGCCGAGCGCGCCCGGATCGGCACGTCCGCACCGTCGCCTCAGCCCGAGCCATCGAAGGCGGTTCAGCAGCCGGTGTCTCGCCCCACCGCCTATCGGATCAACGGTGCGATGAAGGAACTCGGGGTCGGCCGGACCAAGCTCTACGAACTGATCGCCTCTGGTGCGCTACCAGCCCGGAAGCGGGACGGCGTGACGTACATCCGCGCGGTGGACCTCGAAGCCTACGCGGATGGGCAACCGATCATGGGGGGTGCGCAATAATGATAGCGCACACGCAAACGGCGGGGCTCTCACCCCGCCGCACGATCCCGATGTCGCTTCTGACTCTACCGTCAGAGCCAGACGAAGACGCCTACCGTTCCGATGACGGTGCCGACGAGGCCGAGGGCGAAGGCTCCGATCATCGCGTAGTTGAACAGCTTCAATTGCATGCCTGTGAACCTGTCAGCCGATCAGCAGCGGTTTCCGCCAGCGGTCTGGCCGTACTGCTTCACTGGGAAGTGCTGCTGGTTAGCGTTGCCTTCGGCAGCCGAACTCATCGGGCAGGTCGCCGGGTCACGGTGGAAGCCAGCATCGTAACCGTTGAACGACCCCGTCGTCTCAACCTCGTAGGGCGAGAACCCGGTGTAGCGGGCGGGCCGATCATAGGCCATTGCAGACGAGATCGAGGCAACGCCAACAACAAGGGCGGTGGCGATGGCGGCGATACGGGTCTTCATGGTCGTATTCAAACTCCTGTGCAGGACAATCCCTGGATCGGGCCTGTTTCCTTCTGCTTGAAACTAAGATGGGGTGCCGATTTCATTCTCGACGTGACGCCGCGCACGCGCCGACGTGGATTAAAATACCTTGGAGCACAAGCATGAACCAGCGCGAACGCGCCGCCTATAACGCTGGCCTACGTGCTGCCATCCATGCCGCCCGTACCGGTGCGATCACGATGGAGACCGCGCCGGGCTCGACGGACGTGCGCAAGCAGGCTGCGGTCGCCGCCCTCTACGCCTTCGCCGAGAGCGCCGAGGCGCTGGCCCTCGCTTCGAAGCCCGATCCAACCCATGAGGAACCGTGATGAACGACCTGCACAAGCGTCTCGCCAAGCTGGAGGTGGCAACCGCGCCGCCGGCCATCCCTCGTCAGACCTGCCGGTTCCTGATGGAGGGGCCTGCCGGATTGCCGCCTGAGGATGCCGTCGCGTTCCTGCGTTCGAGCGGACACGAGGTGCGGGACGAGGACTTCAACATCATCCGGGTCGTCACCGACGCCGAGAACGGTCAGCCGATCAATCTGCCGTTGCGCGACCGCACGGCGGAGGTCCGTCAGGGATAGTCCCGCGCCTGTATTTCTCCTGTACTATCAGGCGCATGACAGTGGCCGCAGGCATCAGCTTTAGCGTGGATCGAAGGACATGGCGGAGAACATAACGCAGTTCGAGAAGGGACAGAGCGGCAACCCGAGCGGGCGGCCGAAGGGCTCGCGCAACCGCACGTCCCTGGCGATGGAGGCCATCCTGGAGGGCGAGGGCGAGGCCCTGACCCGGAAGGCGATCGAGATGGCCTTGGACGGTGACGGCCCGGCGCTGCGGCTCTGCATGGATCGGCTGATGCCCGCGCGGAAGGATCGCCCTGTCACGTTCGAGTTGCCGGCGATCGAGAGCACCGCCGACATCCCCAAGGCCACGAGTGCGCTGCTCCACGCGGTGTCCTCGGGCGACCTCACGCCATCCGAGGCGGCCGATGTCGGCAAGGCGATCGACGCGCACGTGAAGGCCATTGAGGCGCACGAGTTCGCGGAACGCCTCGCCGCCCTGGAACAGGCATCTGGAGGAAAGCGATGACACCACGTGTGATGGACAGGCTGACCCGCCTGGAAGCGGAGACTGCACCCCCTTCAGCCGGCAAGCACCTCGTCTTTCAGGTCGAAGCCCCGCCTGGGACGCCGCTCAGCGATATCGTCGCCCTCCTGAAAGCCCGCGGTCACGCCATCCACGACGGCGACGACGCCTTCGTCATGAACGTTGGGGCCTACCGCATGGCCGAGGGCGACCCGCCGCGGGATTTGTCGCCTGCCATCCTGACGGAGGAGGCGCGTGCGAAGGCCGGGGCAGCCGGCCAGTGGCCGAAAACCTGCGCCGCCTTCACCTTCCAGTTGGACCGGCCGAGGAACGTGCAATGACCCCGAAGCTGATCGAGCGTCTGAACCGCCTGGAAGCCGGACAGGCGGGGCGCACCGGTCAGGGACTGGCCTCCCATGAGTTGACCCAGGTCTGGCTCCGGGCCGTCGCCATTGCGCTGGGCGGCTATCCTCGGCCGCAGTCCTCGGCACCGCCGCACTCGGAGGACTCCTACAGCGACGGCTTCGCTCGGGCGCTCGGGTATGCCGATCACGACGACATGGAGGCCCAGGCCGAAGCGAACCCCGAGGAGTGGGGCCAGCGGATCGAGCGGGCGGACGCTGCCCTGTGCACATGGTACGGGGCGGACGCCTGCCCTGATCCGCAGAGCTGCAGTTCCCAGGTGATGACCGCGGCGCTGAATGAGTGGGCCGGGGCGAAGGCGCAGAACCCTGACTGGCCCGAGGCAGACGACAGCGGCACCCTCGCCCGCGCGCTCGCCGCCTACGGCGTTCCGGCCGAGCTCACGGAGGCGCGCACATGACCCCGAACCTGATGACGCGGCTGACCCGGCTCGAAGGGCAGGCCGTTCCACCTCCTGCCGCCGCCAACACCTTCACCCCCGGCATCCGACTGTTGCTGCTGCTCTTGGCCGTCCACACAGGCAGCCTCCGGCCCAAGCAGTCCATAGCCGAGGGCGTAGCGCGGGCGCTCGGTTACCAGCACGTCAGGGAGATGTGGGCTGCGATGCAGGCCGACGGGACCGCCTTGATTGAATGGAACTGCCGACATCGCGAGGCGGTCACGCTGCTTCTGAGGCAGCGGAACGGCGGACCATCAGCCGGAATGGACCACAACGAGGTGGCGATCCAATCCTTGATCGCGGACATGCCCGAGGCGTTCCAGGCGTACCCCTACCTCGTAGACGCAGAGCCGGCGATCAGCCTCGCGACGGAATGGGTGAGCCTATGATGCCAACCATCCTCAAAAAGCGCCTGGCCGCTTTGGAGGCTACCCGAGAGGCCATGCCCAGGCGCTACATGCTTGATGAGATCGAGGCCGCCCGGCTCCGGTATGAAGCCCTTCTGGAGGAGCCGTGCGAGTGTACCCCACAGCAGGCGGCCTACTACGCGACCCGGACGCTGAAGGAGAGCGCTGCGGACTATGATGCCGTGCTTAAGGGCGCACCCGCGCCGTGGCTCTGACCTCCACCTACGCAGCTACGTCGTTCGCGTACCTCAGCGTCACCGGCCTGGAACTGACGGCGGACGAGTGGGCGGCGCGGCATGTGGACTGTCGGATCTGTGTCACGGATCGTCCCGAGAAGGCCGGGGGTACGATCCCTCGGCTGCACGTGCCCATAATGTTGCAGACGCTGCATGATTGTAGGGAGAATACGGACGTAAGTTAGCATTTTTCATCAAAAGACAGTTTGAGATGGCGGATTTCCTACATAGTCGTTCCGGTTAAATTCTACCGAGGCGAGATGCAGCAGGTGCTAACCCAGAAGCTGGAAGGCTTCGAGGACCTATCGGATGGCGATCGCCGAGCCTTGGATGGCTTGGCGCCACGCATTCGGCAGGTCGGTGCACGGGTCGATTTGGTCCGAGAAGGCGATGAACCCGAGAACGTCCATCTGATCCTTGATGGCCTCGCTTGCCGCTACAAGGTGCTCCCGAACGGCAAGCGCCAGATCATGGCACTGCTGGTTCCAGGAGATTTCTGCGATCTAAACGTGTTCATTCTCGACCAGATGGACCACAACATCGGCACGATCTCCGCGTGTCATGTCGTCGACATCCCGCGTCGGGCAATCGAGGAGATTACCCAGGCCCATCCGCAGATCACGCGGGCCTTCTGGTGGTGCGGTCTCGTCGATGAGGCGGTACTTCGAGAATGGCTGGTCAACCTTGGTGGCCGTACGCCGGTGCAGCGTATCGCTCATCTTCTCTGCGAACTGTTGGTTAGGCTCGATGCGGTGGGAAAAGTCACGAACGACAGCTACCCCTTTCCGTTCACGCAGGTGGAGCTTGCGGATGCGATGGGCTTGTCCGCCGTTCACGTGCACCGTACGCTTGGCGAGCTTCGTGAACTCGGCCTGATCACGCTCAAACGACGGGTTCTGACGATCCATGATGTCGAGCAGCTCAAGTCGTTCTGCGGCTTTACGCCGAACTACCTCCACCTCAAGAACACTCGTTGGGGCGCACGCCGGAGCAAGCCGTGGCTGAACCAGCTACGGGAAAGTTAGGCATGGATGCGCGCGACAACGTCGAGGCGTTGCTCGTGCTGCAGCCGATCGCTGTCGATACCGGCAGCCCAGACCGGGAAGGGCGCTTGGTTCTCGCCAACGGCCTGCTGATTGCCGTGCTGGTGCGTCTCGATACCCCCGAGCACGAGGTGGGCCCGGGCTGGTTCGTGGAGGCGGCCTTCGGACGTCTCTTCGGAGTGTCAGCGCCGATCTTCGCCACGCTGGAGGAGGCCACGCGATGGCTGCGTCAGCACCGAAAAGTATGACTGAGGCAGGGACGTCGCAAATTCCCGTTCAACCGGATGACGCGATACCGTTCCCGGTGGCACGGCGAGGGCCTTTTCACGCGATCACGAGTAGATCTACGACCCACCCGACCCAGTCGTAACGCTAACCAATCGGACGTCGCCTCAAAGCCGTTCCAAGCCTTACTCCTCTGACTGTTCCGGCTCGGGGATTGGAGTGTCACCCATCCATAGTCCTGCGAATGCCAAGGTTGCCGTATAGACGACCGTGTTTTGCTCGTCGCGCACCATGACCATGAACGCTTGTTGATCCCCCGCTTTGGGGATCTTGGTATTGGCAATTTCTGGCAGTACACATATTGCCTCATGCCGGGCTGCTTCGGGCGTCTCGCACTGTGTGCCTTCCGCATCGCGTCGGAACGCGACCCCATCGTGGATGTCGAAGTAGTAGCGCTTCATATAGTGATCCTTGTTCTTTGAGAAGATTTAACTTCCTCCGATGCTTGGTTGTTTATGTGTACCCATAAAAACGTGCGGATATATCCTGTTTGCTTACCAGGCAAGGGCGACCTTTAAAAAAGCGTATGACCTCGGCTGAAGGATGGTACGACAACTCCACGCTAAAGAACCCCTCATTCCGAGTGGCGATCATATCGTTCGCATGTACAGTGCGTCATATGGCCGATCCGACTAAAATCCGTCAATTGAGCAGTCGCAGCTGGTTCGGATCTGGTACCCGACTGCGCAATCGAGCGCATCGACCCTTGGCACGCGCACGAGTGAGGGTTCAGTAGCCCCCCGCCCAATTGACGGCGGAGATCGGCGTGCCTCGCTACCACTTCAATATTTATGACGGCAAGGAATACCTAGATAAAGATGGATTTGAATTGCTTTCGTGGGAGCAAGCCCGGCATGAAGCAATTCGATTAGCAGGAGAGATATTCCAACACACGGCAGGCCAAATATCTCTTGGCGAAGACTGGCGGATGGAGGTAACTGACGAAAAGGGTCTGATACTTTTTCGCCTCGATTTCACCGTCTTGGACGCGGCTGCTGTGCCATCTAGGAAAACTTGATGCCACCCCTTATCCCTGGAAGCTGGATTGTTCTTGGAACGCTTTTATCACTGCAGTGTGCTCTAGCCGTATTGATGGCTTTTAGTGCTTGAACCTGAAAACGTCTTACCCCTTGAGGTCCAAGAGGCAACAGCTTTACGCCTACAAACGATTGCAGGATTGCTCGACCTCCCTATTGCCCGCTTCTTCGATGGGGAAACATCGCAGAGCCACGGGGATGTAATGGAGCTTCTCCACCTATGGCAGAAGCTTCGAACTGGTCAGGATCGTAGATCGGCCCTGGACTATCTACGATGGATTGCCGTGGACAGCGGAGACTAAGTCGCGTCGGGTGGCAGTATGCGGGCTCTGCACGCCTAGAAATAATCCGTTTCCCGAGTGCCCTTTGAACGCGCTCGCCCGGCGAATGTAGCCGACGACCGTGCCCGGGTCGCGGTGCCCGGACTGGTCCATGATCCGGGCGAGATTGGAACTGGTCACAGATCCAATCCCAGCCGTTCCTTCGCGACGTGCTTGAGGTAGGCAGTTCCGAGATCCTTCAGCAGGCCGAACGTCCAGCCACCCATCTTGCTCGCGCCGTCCTTCGTCCGCTTCCACACCTCAGGGTCGCGAACCGTGTCGAGGAAGTCGTGACCTTCCCATGTGAGATCGATGTTCTGGCAACGCCAATGGCTGGCTAGCGGTGCGCTTCTGATGCAGGTCACAAGGCCCGCATCTTCCATCAGGCGAATATGATCCGCGACCTGATGAGGCTCAGCCTCGCCGAGATCGTCCCGCAGAGACGCTGAACTCGGCTTCTGCGGTTCTGCCTCTAGCGCCAGAAGGATGTTCCGTACGAGATCCATATCGCACTTCATAGAAACCCGCTCCCCGCATGATCCTTGAAGGCGTTTGCTCGCACTCAAGCCTATCCCTATTTCACCGGGAAGGCGGCTCAGAAAGCCAAGCCTCAATCCGCGCCGCCAAGCGATCCGCGCGACTGTAAGGATCGGCTACGAACCAGATAACGCCTGCGAACATGGCCGCGCCGGCATAGATCCCCTTGGCATCGAACAAAATCACCCCAAACATGAGGCAAACACAGGCGAGGGCCACGGACAGCCATTTTAGGATGGATGAGATGCGGGCACGCCGGATCTCCCCTGCCCATCGCTCCCGGCTGGACTTCACAGGAACCCACTTCCTGCATGATCCTTGAAGGCGTTGGCCCGCCGAACGTACCCTAGGACGGTACGTGGATCGCGGTGGCCTGACACCTCCATGATGCGGGCGAGGTCGGCGCCGCGCTCGGCTGCCGTCGTTACGAACCCAGCGCGCAAGCTGTGCCCGCCGAAAGCTGCTGGATCGAACCCTGCGGCCCCGGCGTAGCGCTTCACGATATCCCCTATGCTGCGATCCGTCAGGGCCTCGGCTCTAATCCGGCCCGACCGCGAGACCGGGCGGAACACCGGCCCATCCGTGATCTCAGCCGCCGCGAGCCAGTCCCGCAGCAGTGCCACCGGCCGAACGTGCCGGCCGTGCGGGATCGCCTTCTCGGCTCCCCTGCCCTCCTGGTCTGTCTTCGAGCGCCGGATCAGCACGCGCAGGCCATCGGCGTGGTCGGTCAGGTCCGAGATGAGTAACGCAGCCAACTCCGACCGCCGGAAGGCGCCTGCGAACCCGAGCCCGAGCAGCGCTCGATCCCGCTTGCCGGCGAGCCCAGGCGGGGCGTGCGAGAGCATGGCTGCCAGCACCTCGGCGGTTGCGGCGGTCTTCTGCCGGATCTCCATGTCGGGTCGACGCCGGATGCCCTTGATAACCGCGTGCACTGTCTCGTGCGCGCCAGGGTCCGGCAGGCCGGCGAGCTTGTGCGCGTAGGCGATGGCTGCGAGCCGCCGCCCGATCGTGGACGAGGCCCGCCCGGCTTCAGCTTCGTGCGAAAGGAACGCCGCCACCGTCTCGGGCGAGGCCGGCAGAGACGAGACCCCATGGCCGTCGCACCAGGCCGTGAAGGCCGCCGCATCTGATTTGTAGGCGCGGATCGTGGCCTTGGCCTTCGAGGCGCGCTGATAGTCACGCACTAGAGCGAGCGCTTCGGCCGGCAGGTTGCCCCCGGCGAGGGGTAGAACCGCGACGGCTTGCATTGAGGGTTCAGAACTCGGCAT